AAAAAAGGCAGCAGAAGGAGAGAAAGATGGAATTAATTATCATTAGCGGAAATCTGACAGCAAATCCACAGTCAAGGATCATTGACGGAAAAGAGAAAAGCTTTTCTGTTTGCAATTTTAATGTGGCTGTCAACCGTGTGGCAAAAGGGAATAAACTGACCAGTTACTACAGAGTGTCTTGCTTTGGTAAACAGGCTGAAAATGCTATGAAATATCTTTTTAGAGGCAGCAAGGTTTTGGTTACCGGAAGACCATACACCAGCGCATATACGGACCGAAACGGAAAGGCTCAGGCAAGCTTGGAGGTTGAAGCTGAACGAATCGAATACCTGAGCTCAAAGAAAGAGGATACACAGCAGACACAGGAGCCATCTCAGCAGCCATCACCAGATGAATTTATGAGTGTGCCGGAGGGGTTCGAGGAAGAGCTGCCGTTTAACTGATATGAGGTGTTAGGTATGCCAAAACAAATAAAGAGACAAACCGTAAAGCTTATCAGGTATGAACAGCGGAAAGCAAGAAAAGGATACTTATGCCAAATATGCGGAAAAGGCATTTTACCCGGAAAACAGTATATGTATTATAGCTGCATGAGCGGAAATCGCTATTTATCATTTTTTTGCCACATTCACTGCGATGCAATGTTGAGAGCCTGGGACGCGAAAATGCGTGAGCGGAACGAAGAAACCCCTCTTGTAAATCCTTTAGATGCCGACGAGATGAAAGCAGATATTCAGAAAAACGTGTGCTGGATTTGTGTAAAACTTAGAGAGCGAGGTACCGAGATGTGCTCTTCTGAAGATATCACTGGTTGCACAAATTGCATTCAAGCGGTAATACCTGATTGGCTGGTCGGAACAGCACTTGATAGTGTTATGGAGAACAGCCAGGAGAAATAGGAGAAAAATATGGGGAAGAAGCCAACACCAGAAGAATTATTGCACGCTATCAGGGCCAACTGCATGGACTGCTGCGGAGGAAGCCGGAGAGAAGTTCATAATTGCAAGATTACTCAGTGCAAGCTCTGGCCATACCGCAGAGGGGAAAGCACCCAAAAAGAGGACGATACAGTTCAGATTCCTGGACAGGTCAGCCTAGGAGATTTTATTGGACGGAGGAGGACAAAAAGTGAGGTACGTTAGATTTATGAGCGAGTATGAGTTGAAAAGATTTCAGGCAGGAGAAGAGCTGGTAAACGATAGTGATTGGAAAAAGTTTAATAAATCCGAATCAATTGGATTTTGTTTTTTTGATGACGAAGTGACACCTGAAAAAAGAATGGAATATGTATCTGGGGTAGTGAATCTTGATCGTGTAGTTGTATTTGAACATATCGGAGGAGAGCCACTGAAAAAATCCTTTGGGAAATATCGCGATCCAGAACGCGATAAGCCAAAAGATTTGTTTGAAGCGATATTTAAGCCAACAACCCCTATAGATGTTCCAGAGTATAGCACAAAGACGTATAGCCAGAATACTATGAGGATCGTGAAAATCGGGAAAGTAACCAGCATATTGGGAAGAAAAATAAAATGGGAGGAGTAATGCAGTATGTTCCGGGAATTTGAAAAGAGAGAAGCGCTGCAAAGATATTTGAACGGTGAAAAAGTATCTGTGATGTATGATGAAACTTTAACTGCGGAAAGTCCGACTTATACAGTAGAACCCTTGGACGATATGCTAGGCAGATTTAGGTTTCTGGTTGAACTTCCAGAGCAAAAAGAAGTAAAAACGCAGGCTGTTCAATCAGAAAAACAGGATAATAATAAGCAAGACAATGAACCAGATAATAAGTCAGAAAACATTAAGATGGAAGAGACTGAACCAGAAGAAGGAATTATTAACCTTAGAAAAATTTGCGACAATAAGCAGACATTAGACGCAGAGCAGAAAGGTACTGATCCAGAAAATCAGGGAATTATTACATCCCAAACGCTAAATCCATACGGAAAAGTCAGTAGCTTGGATGAACACACAGAAGAAATCAAGGATTTTTTGAATAAGGGCATTTCCAGAAAGCTTATAGCTGAAAAATACAATGTGAGAACACAAACCTTGAATTACTGGCTTCAGAAGCATGGAATAGTCCCCTCAGCGCCACGAATACCGAAAGATAATGGAAAGAGAAAATGCTCTTCCTGCCAGTACAGGCAGACGGATAAGAACCTTGGAAATTGTGCTTACATTGAGATAATGGGACATACCAGAGGGTGCAACGCAATAGAGTGCGATAAGTATGTGAAAGGCAAGCCGTTGAAGAAAAGAAAGGATTCAGGGGCTAAGATGGTGAACGAAGATCCGAAAGAAAGGGTAGAAGAGGTGAAATAAAATGAGAATAACTGCAATTGCAAGAGAGGATTTATCAAATATAGGGAATGGTTTAGTCCCAAACAAAATTACACTGGAACTAAGCGGGAAAATCGTACCAGACAGTTACGGAGAACATATTGGACGATATGACGTAGAGAAAGAAGTATATGAGTCTTTCTTTAAAAAAGATAATGAAGCAGGAAATACGATGTATTTCGATGCATATAAAAAGTGCGATTGCGCTAGAGAAAAGAGACATGAGGTTTATACGGAAACCGGCATCAAAGAGGTAATTGATTATTATTTGATGTACGACATTGCGGAAAGCAGTAAAAATGAACCAACTGAAATCGAAAATGGCATTGATCGCGGATATTGCATAAACGGAAATTACAAATGTAGATATGAGCTTTTATTTGCTGCTAATGGACTTACCTCAAGAGTAGTCATCGAGTATCGTACAAACAATATGCCGATGTACGATCTCATAAAAGATATAGAGGATGATATCAGGGAAGCCCTGGAAGACGACTCTGACGAAGACAATTTTTTCTGTGGAATCATTAAAAACTCTGAAATTTGCATGTTTGATGAATTTGGTCGCGGAATAGGTGTTGAAATTAATAATGCAGATGAATTAACTGCAATGCTGGCGTCTGCGAGACTGCTTAGCTGTGAATTTGTGGAAAAGGATGGATCAGATGGAAGATAAAACCTGCAAGACCTGTAAAGATAACGAAGACGGTTTATGTGATCGCAAAGGAATCCTGGTAGAAGATGATGATAGCTGCAGTAAATGGCAGCCAAGCTGGAAGGAACATTATATAACCAGATTTCTGAAAGTGAAGTGAGAGAGTAAATGATTCATGGAGAACTAATTGTTGATAATTTTGCCGGTGGAGGAGGCGCTTCTACTGGTATAGAACTAGCCACTGGATATAGCGTTGACATAGCTATCAATCATGATCCAGAAGCTATACGGATGCATAAGACAAATCATCCAAATACGAAACATTATTGCGAAGATGTATGGCAAGTAGATCCGATTGAAGCTTGCCAAGGACACCCAGTAGGGCTTGCGTGGTTTTCACCTGATTGCAAACATTTTTCAAAAGCAAAAGGTGGCAAGCCAAAGGACAAGTTTATCCGGGGACTTGCATGGGTAGCGTGCCGCTGGGCTGCATTAGTAAGGCCAAGGGTAATCATGCTAGAGAATGTAGAAGAGTTTAAAACCTGGGGACCGCTTAACAGGAGAAAACATCCGATCAAGTCCAAGCAGGGAAAGACATTTGAGAAATTTGTGCAGCAGCTTACAGACCTTGGCTATGAGGTGCAATTTCAAGAGCTGATAGCAGCAGATTATGGTGCGCCGACCATGCGAAAGAGATTCTTTCTGATTGCACGGTGTGATGGCAAGCCGATTGTGTGGCCAGAGCCTACACATGGGGCAGCGGACAGCGAACAGGTGAAGAATGGCAGCCTAAAACCTTATGTCGGTGCATATACCCAGATAGACTTCAGCAGGCCGTGTCCTTCAATTTTTGATACATCCGAAGAAATCAAAGAGAAATACGGTATCCGGGCAGTGCGTCCACTGGCACCTAAGACAATGGCGAGGATTGCGAGAGGACTGAAAAAGTTTGTGCTTGAGAATCCAGAGCCGTTTATCATTCAGTATAATCATGGTGGAGAGAGAAGGCCTAATGACATCAGAGAGCCAATGCCGACCATAACAGGGAAGCATGGATACGGAATTGTGGAGCCGTATATGGTTCAAATTGGACAGACAGGTTTTGCAGCAGACAGAAGCAAAGATGTACGGGATCCGCTGACTACTATTGTAAGTAAAAATGAGCATTGCCTTATAAGCCCTCTACTTATACAGTACCATTCTGAAACGTTAAAGGATGAAGTCCGAGGGCAGACCATTGCAGATCCGGTAATGACGGTTGACAGCTCAAACAGATACGGACTGGTAACCTCGTTTCTGAGCAAATTCTATAAATCCGGTACAGGACAAGATGTTCGTGAACCACTGCACACTATAACAACATCAGCTGGACATTTTGGAGAAGTGAGAGCTTTTTTGATTAAATATTACGGCTCAGGCACAGGACAAGACATAAAGGAACCGCTTGACACAGTTACGGCGCAGGATAGATTTGGGCTTGTGGAAATAGACGGAACTGAATACCAAATTGCGGATATTGGCCTGAGAATGTTAGAACCAAGTGAACTTTACGGCTGTCAAGGATTTCCGGAAGATTACATTATAGACCACGATTACACGGGTAAGACA